GTTAAATGACGATCGATTTTTAGGATTTCGACCACCCCTCCCCTCCTTGCTTGACTTGCTGTTGTGACATTTTTCGCAGAGAGATTGCAGGTTATCCCATGAGAGTTCCAAGTCTGGAGCCTCCCGCCTTGGCTTAATGTGATCGACCATAGTGGCTGAGACAAGATCGCCTTTGGTTTGGCACATCTCACATAAGGGAGACTCTCTGAGCTTGCTTGCTCTGAGGTTTCGCCATGGCTTCTTTCGATAGAAGTCCGTGTCATAGCCCCAAGACTCTTGGCTCTTGGGCGCTGCCTTCTTCCATGGTAGGGAAGGCTGTGAGCGGTTGATGTTTGGCATGTGATCATTTGTTAACAATGTTTGTTAATTTTGTTGAGTATTTCAACATTTTATCAGAAATTTTTTTCCACGCGATTCCAGTCAAATGATTCTCTTTCAGATGGCATGGCTCCTGGTATCTCCCAATCAGTGAAGTCTACAAAGGCAGGACTGAAGGTCATCAGGAAGTCGCCTATGGGACCATTGCGGTGCTTGGCAATGTTTCCCACTGCAAGGCCTTTGGTGTGGATACTACCAAGATCATCAAACTCCATCTCAGTGATCCCATAGTATTCGGGACGGTATAGAAAGATGACCATGTCTGCATCCTGCTCGATTGATCCTGATTCCCTCAGGTCAGAGAGTTGTGGCTTCTTGTCGCCTCCGCGTGTCTCCACGGCTCTGGATAGCTGAGAGAGTGCGATCACTGGGACATTGAGGTCCTTGGCAAGGATCTTCAATCCTCGAGAAATACGACTGATCTCCTGCTCTCGGTTGCTTCCCTTGACCTCGTCTGCCATCAACTGCAGGTAATCCACGATGATCATGTCCAGACCAGTGGTGGCCTTCATCCGGTTAGCCTTGGATCTTAGTGCCATGAGTGACATGCGTGCCTGGTCATCGATGCTGATGTTGTACTTGGTCAGCTGGTTCGTCTTGAGAGACATGGCATTGAGTTCGGCTTGTGTGATGTCTCCTCGCTGCATCTCAGTCACTGACTTAACTCTGGTTTCTTGAGCAACGAGTCTGTAGGTCAGTTTGGTATGTGGCATCTCCAGAGAAAAGATCAATACCGACTGATTGTCTTTGGCAGCTGCACGGGCAAAGGATAGCGCCAAACCCGTCTTTCCCATCGCTGGTCGAGCGGCAAGGATGACCAAATCTCCTTTCTGCCAGCCTCCCGTGAATTGGTTTAGCTTGGTGATGGGTGTCGGGATACCGGTGATCTGGTTGTTTTTTTTCTTCAGCATGTTGGTACTCATCTCCTGGAATACCTCCATGGTGCTATCCTTGACCTTAATCGCCTGCTGGGCACTGATGCCTCCGAGTAGGTTGATCAGAGAGATCTGCATGCTGTCCATGAGTTCAAAGACATCCGTGCTGTCGTCAAAGGCCTGCTTTTGCGATTCGGCACTGATTCGGATCATTTCACGCATCAGGAACTTTTCGGTAATGATCTTGAGGTGTGTGTCCAAGTGAGCTGCTCCAGATACTTTTTCCGTCAATTCGGTGATGTAGAAAGCGCCTCCCGATTGCTCCAGCTTGCCCATCTTTCGGAGCTGCTCTGTAACCGTCAATAGGTCGATCTGACCACCTTCTCGGTAAAGGCTGATAATTGCCTCACAGATCAGCTTATTGGATTCTTTGTAAAAGATTTCAGGTCTAAGTTCGGCAGCTGCTTCGATCAATGCTGATGCCTCCAGAAGGACGGCTCCAAGGACTGCTTCTTCCAGTTCGACTGCTTGTGGTGGTAGCTTGCCAATCATATCAAACTACCTCCCCTCACTCTCGTCACATTGGCAATGGGAGTGCCCGTTTTGCCTCCACCTTGTTTCGCTTGAGCGATAAACTTATTGAATGAATTTCGAAGGTGTTCTTTGGTCTTAAACTCGGTCCCAATCGCCTCATTTTTTTCCTTCCATTCATGAAAAAATCGGTTGACCTCCACATCCGAAATTGAGTGCAGCTTTTTCATTTTTTCAAAGAAAACTCCGGCAATACCAGCCTCCGAAAATACCCCTTTCGCTTCACTCAAAAGAGACACAAAAACAGGCTCTGCCTGACTCTCTTTCTCATTCTCTTTCTTATTATTATTCTTATTATTATTACGATATGCCATCGATACCATATCGATACCATATACATACTGTATCAAAGATTTATCCTTCACCGAATTTAATTCTGAATCCACCAGCTTTTGAACCTTAGGAGAGGAATTAAAATTATACTTTGCCCAATTTTTCAAAGCTATCTCCTGAGTTTCGGAAGAAACGGTCATTTTCCCGTACTCGTCAAATCGCTTGATTAATTTTCGGATGGTGTCTTCGTTGTATCCCGTCTCCAAGCACATGATTTGGATGGGAAGTTCGAAAATTCCGCACTGCCTGGTGGCAGGATTTGTCATCAAATAGAGGAAGAAAAACTTCTCCTCTGGGGTGAGTCGGAGCACAAAGGAATCCCTCCAGAACTCGGTGAAAACTTGTCTATATTTTGCCATTGGTTTTACTCTTTTTTAGGTTCATTTTTTTGGCCATTCGCCAGATTGCTTGATCGGTTCGATTCAGTTTTCGTCCGATAAAAGCGGCCTCAAATCGATGGTAATTTTTCTGCAGGTATTCGATTTCATCAGCCTCCCAAGACCGAAGCTGGCCTCCACGTTTACTTTGGATCCACTTGGTTCTTTTCAGGCCCAAGATGTAGGCATAGGACCTCACCTTGTTTTTGCTCATACCCAAAGCATCTGCCAGTGCTTGGTTACTCAATCGGTCAAAGTTTTCCTTCAGGAAATTTATCTCGCTTAGCCTCCACCGATGGAAGGTCCTTTTGGTAAGTCCCACTGGAATAGCTGATTCGCTTTCCTTGGCTTGCGGTAGGGGAGCCTCCTTTTGAGTCCCAGCTTGATTGCTTTGGCAGTGATGGCCTGATGGGTTCGCTGTAGCATTCGGGCAAGCTTGGCCACTGAATAGACCTGATAGTGGTCTTTCAGAAATGTGTGTTCCTCCTCTGTCCATGGCCTATGACTGATCATCCTCCTTGTGTGTGATAAAGTACCAAGTAATCGCAATCAGGGATACCAGCATGGCAGAAGCGACAATGGAAAAGACCACCTTGTCGATGAGTTGGGCTTGTTGTAATGAGTTCATTTTCTTTCGTGTGTTTTTGGGTTGAAAAATTGGGCTGGATGACCTCCACCCAGCCCGTGGGTGATCAGCAACTTACTTCGCTCCTGATTTCGTGTACTTGACCAAGACCCCATTTTTTGAGGAGTCTTTTGTTTCGCTTATTCTTTTTCTTGAGGATCTTCCTGCCTCCGAACTTGTGACCCGGTTGGCTCACCTCCGCCTGTGAACTGAAAGAGCTTGCGGCGCTGTGGTTGAATACTCCCAGAGCCATCATGAGCGTGAGAAACGCTACCAGATAAATTACTTTTTTCCAAAACATGATTTTTGAGTTTAGCTTGATAGGTTAAAATGATTTCAATAAGTGTCCACCGGTCACGGCGGTAGTGTCTATGCCTTGCCTTTTGATCCAAGGCCTCCATGCGCTCTTTTCCGATCTTTCGCTCCAGCTGCATTCGGTACTCGTTGAGGTTGCCGTGCAGGTGGGTATTGCATCGATGGCACTGCCCGTGCACATTGTCCTCGTCGTACTGCAGGATGCTGTGATGACCTGCGCTGTAAAAGTGCCCAGCGTGCATCTTGGCCACTGGCTTCAGCTCCCGACACGAAATGCACACAAATGCTCCCTCGATCTCCCTGCTATCCCTCCACCTGATGAATGCATTGAAATGCTTCGTGGCGAGTTTTTCGAGGGAAGGATGGGATTTGGAACTGTAGGCTTTGAAGTCAGCTGATCGCATGGCTCTCTCTTGCATACATGATCGATAAGATCTCCGTCCTGAGGTCTTGAAACTTGCCCTCCTCGCTTGGTAGGATTTTTAGCACATCTTCTCGGATCTGATTGATCCATCCGTTCTGCTTGGCCTCCTTGAAGTGATCACACACTCGTATAATGTGTGCCACTGCCTGCGCTTTGGGTTGATCCAAACGGTCTTTGGACACATAGGCATGATGCCTGGCAATGGCGTAGCTTTTCAGCTTTTTAGCAATCGGATTGCCCATGATTTCAGTTTGGGTCTTCGTTGGTTGGTCTTGTTGGAATTTCCAACACGCACGGGCAAAAATTTTTGACTCATGCAGCACATGAGTGCCGAAAACAAAGAAGGTCTGGGTGCCTCCACTTCCACTGGCAGGTGCAAATAATGCACTTTGGTGCCGTCTCTTAGGATACTACTCTGTAGATTCATATTTTTTGGGGTTTGTTAACTCGATTCCTTTTTCCCGACACATTTCCTCCAGCTTGCCGGTCAGCTGGTCCACTTTGATCTCGCTTAGTTTGGCCTTGGCCATGGCGAGCTTGTCCTTTTTCTTGAAGTAATCCTTCTGATGCTGTCGCATCTCCACCACTTCGATCAATAGCTCCACCCAAGGATTCATGAGATAATTGCATTTATGATGGCATACACTACCATGAGCACTACTGCACTTAGCATAAATAGCGCACCGATGATACCTCCACTGCTTCTTCTGGCATAGTATTCATTTTCCCAATCCTCATGGTCAGAGGAGGAGACAAACTGCGGTTCTTTTGGTTCTCTTTTCATACCCGATTATATTTTTTAGCTTCTGATACCTTCGCCATCAGTTTCCCTTTGGCTCCGAATTTTTTACCGTATCTGTTTTCCCTGATCTGCTTACTGATAAGGTAGGCGCTCAGGACCGGAATGCGCTCTGACAGCTGCTTGGGTGTCAGGTAGGGATCATCCTCCACACTCTGAAAGCTAGAGAGAATCAAGGGAGCCAGCTGTCTGGCCAGCTCCGGAAGTAGATCCTTAGTGATGATGATGAATTGCCCGTCTTGCATAGATGACTATCTTGGATTTTTCATTGATGCATCTGCTCTTGACCTGATTTTCCTGGTCGATGTAGATGATGGTAAAAGGATTCAAATCGGTGGTTCCGAGTTGCTGGGTGGTGAAGAAGTTGACCTCTAAGTGAAGGGCCAGTGCCTCCACGAGTTCTTCACCATAGCCTGAGATCTGAACAAAGATCGGATTGGGGTTTTGCCTCACAAACTCGACAAATTCCACCAACTCTTGAAAATTTTTAGGCGCTTGCTCGTTAGTATTGTTGGAATTTTCAACACAAAATTTCATAAAAAAAAGGGTTTGGGTTTAGTTTAGTTGGAAATATTGGCCAATAATCGCTCCCTGTAAAAATCGGAGCTGGACTGGCGTGGGTTCTTCGAATTGGCCTTGGCACGCATCAGTTCTGCATATTGTGCCGTGGTGACCTTCGTCTGAATGGTGACTAACTGCTGTTCATTATCATTTTTTGGCATAATCATAAATTATTACGTTATTTAAACTGTTTAGACTTTATATTCGTAAACAGAACAAACATAACAAACAAACTTAACACTCCAAACAAACCCAGAAAAAAAATGTCTGATTTGAAAAAATTTTCTGATGCGCTTAAAACTTGGCGTATTCAGAAGAACTTCACACAGCAAGAGGTGGCCAAACGGATGGGAATATCCCGTTCGGTGCTATCCTTTTTGGAAAACGGAATCCAATATCCAAAGATGCGTCACCTGGTACTACTCAAAGAGCGATGTGGTCTGGATCTATCTAATACCATCACCGGCAATGAGGAACTTAATCCACAGGTGAGTGAGCCTCGTGCCTACTTTGGGCAGCCTATGGAATTGCCAAAGGATGTGGCAGCCATCGCCGAAATGATCAATACCCGATCAGAGGTAAAAAAGGACATTGTGATCATCATTCGATTGCTCACTCAGATGCAGGAGGAATTTAGAGCCTTGACTTTGGAAGGGCGAAAAAACATGCAGCGCATCCAGGACATGCTGATCGAGTGCCAAATGATGCTCTAAGCAAAAATTCGCATCATCTCATCCATGGTCTCGTCATCCTCCACCCCTACATACCGCTCAGTCACTGCAATGGAGGAATGTCCAAGAAACTTTGACAGCTTCAGCAAGTCCCCTCCCTGTTCATACCATCGCCGTGCAAATGTTCTGCGTGCCGTGTGGGTAGTGACCAAGTCATGAAGAGGGACTTTTTCAGTGATCACTCGATTGCCTGCGTGCCGTACTTTTTCCACCTGATCTTTTAGCCCTGCCATTTCACAGACTTTTTTGATCAAGTCATTTTCCTTTTGCTGGGAAAATGCGGGAATAGTCATGCCGTATCGTTTCAAGATGTCCAAGGCCTTAGGAGGGATCTGAATGGTCTTGGGCTTTTTGCCTTTCTGATCCATGTACTTCAAATAGACTCTGCCTGCCTTGCTGGATAGGTGGCTGGGTTGGATCTGCTCGATTTCTCCCTCTCGCATGCCGCTGTAGCATCGGAAAATAAATCGGTCTCGGATCTTTTGCAGGGATTCATTTTCGAGTTCGACTGATTCTATCAAACTCACATGGAGATCCCAATCCAAAAAGAATGGGTGATACCTTCTTTCCTTCAATCGGAAGATCATCGACTCCGCATGCACTGGTTCTCCATGCCTCCGTGCAAACTCTGCCACGGCTCGGAGTTCCTTTAGCTTTCTGACAATGGTGTTGTGAAGGAGTTCCTCTTGATCGAGTAGGTGATCCACCCACTTAATCATCCATGCCTCCGACATCTGAGCAAATCGAAATAGGGGAAAGGATTCCTTGAATAGCTTGCCCAGGCTCTTGAAGTTTTTCAGGTGCCCGACTTGGTGCGTGTTCTTCATGCGCTCTTGGTACTGATCAATCCATTGCCAGACATAGGTGACCGATACTTCCGCATGGTATTTCTTTTGGTCGGGGTTGCCTCTTAGACCTTGCACCAACTGCTCCAAAAATTCTTTGTTTGGCACCACCCCCTCCACCTTGGCTTTGAGCTTGAGTCGGTAGGCTTCACGTTCCAATTTTTCGAGGACTTCATTTTTTTCCCAGGCAAAATCCTCCACCTTTGACACACGCTGCTCCGATTCGATCCAGTGATCGGTGGTCATTCCGGTAAAAATTCGGAATCGCTTTCCCTTTAGCGTGATGTCCCAAACGATGGATTTTTTAAGCAGGTTGAAGGCCATGGCCGTATGACATTAGTATGACTTAATGTCTCAAAATTCAACAAAATAACACGAAAAGCAATAGTAAAAAGTGGTTTAATTGTTTGGAATCCTTGTTTTGCGTTGGTTGGATTTGTTGCCGTTCGGATTTTCGTCCGCACAAAGAAGCCTCTCAGATCGACTGAGAGGCTTTTTTATTAGGTCGTATGACTTAAAGTATGACTTGAGCTTATTCCACCCTATGCCTAAGGGATGGCCTGACCTGACCGAGAATAAAGTATTGCTCCACCAATGGACCTACTTTTTCATCAGGTATTCCGGTAAGTTCTTTATTCAATGGGAGCCTCCAGTCTTTTAGCTTTGGGTCATAGACCATGGATCTCTTCTGAGCGGCTAAGGATGTATCCAGATTTTTAAAGTCGATGATGTCATACTGACCCTCCACATCGGCGAAGATGTAGGTCTTGGTCACCTGCGACTCGGGATCAAGGATGTCCACCTCGTAGTATTTCACCCCGATGGGCATTTTCTTTTTGCCCAATACCTGGGCATCTGCTGAGTTGAAGCTGCAGAGCACCGATAGGGCAAGCAGCAAGAAAAGGAATTTTCTCATGTGTGTATGTATTTAGGATAGGTTTCGTTTTTTCCAGATGCCAAATGCCACGGGACCAACTACCCCGATGATAGACATCAGGATCTTTGCCCAACTCGGAAAGATGGCATCCGTCACTTGACCGATGATCTCTTCCGATTCGGAGGATTTGTCAAGGTCTTTTGAGCTGGACTTGCTTTCCTCCACCTGCGAGGATTCACTTAGGCTAAGGTCTTTTTTTTTCTCCTCCTTGGATTCTTGATAGACTCGGTTTGACTTAGCATTGCGTCTGGTCACGGTGACTGGCTTGATGACTGTCACCCCTGCAGAGTCGATGGCCACAAAGGTCTGCTCGATGACTTCGGTGTTTTCCTCGTTTTCGACTTTCTTCACAGCCTCATTGAGCAGGTAGGAAGTAGAGTCCACCATCATCTTGGTAGCCTCCATGATCTCTTTGTCGACCTGCTTCTCCTTGGCCTTTTGGATCGACTTGCAGGAGCTGAACCCAATTAGCAGAAATGCAATGAGTAGGACTCGGATCATGATTTTTTAAACCATTTGTTATAAAAGATCTGGCAATCCTCCCATACCTCATCCAGTGAGTACCTACCATCTGCCAAGCGATGCCCTACATGTGCCGCAAGGTCTGCCAGGAATGGACTCTTTTTATTTTTGTCAATGGCTCTGAGTGCGGTGACCAACTCATCCAAGATGGCCTGACCGTCCATGTTTTGCCAGTCCTTGTGAAGCAGGTTGTGTGCTTGGGATACCTTAAGGAGTACAATGGGTGTGACTCTTTCGAGAAAAGCCACCACGGTCGGAGGAAGCGCCTTTGGAAAGAGACTGGAAAACTTGTTGTCCAACTGCCCGTCGGTGATCTTCTTCAGGTTTTCGACAAAGGTCACGGCAATGCCGGAATAGTTGGCGATAAATCCAATCCCGATACCGAGCAAGGATTTAATTTTAGAGAGGGTTCTTTTGATGAAGCTCATGTTTTGTGTGGTTTAAATGAATGCTGAATACTTGAGGGTCTTTTGGATCCGATCTCTCAGGCCGTGTGGCATGACCGTGCTATTGGCATTCCCGACGTTGATCGCTCGGGATACGGCAAGGATGCTTTGCTCGGAGAGGTCGGTGGTGTGCCTCCACACTCGGTTTCTTTCAAAAAACCAGAGTGCAGAATCAAACGCATAGACCGTGGCCACTTGCTCTGGATGGGTAAGGATGCTTGGGTCTTTTTTCCACTCGGAAAATGCTCTATAGTTATCCTTGCCGGTCAGCTGGACAGCCCCTCTGCCTCGGTATAAAAACCCATGGTTTGGTTCGGTATTTCCCATCCTGCCTCCATAGACATGATTGGCGATCAGTTCGGGATTGCGCTGGTGACTGACTGCGAGGATGTCATTGGGATAGTGCCTTGCAAAGACAGTGCGGAGTGCCTGTGCGGAGTAGTTGAGGTTTTCTGTCCAAAGCCTGAATCCTCCCGTCTCGTGTTCACACTGTCCCAGCAGGTGTGCCAACTGTACTCCCGTGAGATTACATCGGGTGCGGAGTGCCGTGAAGGTAATCCGACCGATCACTCCATCGGGCTTCAGGTTGGCGGCGTGCTGTAGGATTTGGACAGGGTTCATGGCTGAGGCTGATTAGGATCTTCGGAATCGATCTTGCTGATCTTGCTATTGATCAGGTTGGTGAAAAAGTTGGTCAGCATGTGGATGCCCTTTTCGATGAAGTCCACATTCTGGAATCGCTTTCCGGATCGGATGGAGGCAATGTTGGTGATGATGCTGATCACATCATTGGCAGCGATGATGTAGATAAATGCCTGGACAATGTAGATGAGATTGACATTGAAGGCTCTGCCAAATAGGGCTACCAAAAAAGGAATGAGGAGTATCGCAAACTTGCTGATAATACCCCAGATAAATCGCTCCCATGACAGCGGTGACTTAAGCTTGATCTCTCGGATCACTCCAAAAAATGAATCCACAAAGACCAAAATCAAAAGGAATCCCAACTGCTCCACCGAGATATTCAAGGCCAAGAGGAGAATCAGAATGTAGGACTTGGCAGCTGTGGTGATCTCTGGCTCGAGGATCGGTGTGGTCATGGTGGTGTCTTTCATCGTTGGCGCTAAAGGATAGGCCTAAGGTGCAGACATTTACAGTAACATGTTGTTAACTTTGTTTATTTTGTTAGTAAAAAATTAAGTGATGAAAAATGATTTGATAAACATAAAAAAGCGGCACTGAGCCGCTTTTTAAATTTCTGGGATTGGATTCCTGACTTCGATCCAGTTGATCACTGTGGGAGATGCACCATCCACAATGGCCTGAGCTTCGGATCTTTCAAGAATATCCTGATCCACCTCCTCTTGGTTGATGATAATACCATCCTCTTCAATGGGATCCACTATTGGTTCTCTAAGCCGGAGATAGCTTGGCTCTACGCTCAGAATCTCCTTCAGCAGTTCATTGTCAATTCTTGCTTGAATGCCTACCTGCTGTGCATACAGGGCAAGGGTTCCAAACTCCACAAAC